ATAGTGTCTGGATGTGCTGGTAGAGCTTGTAATGAGTTTTGTAAACAGAATGATACAAAGTGATCCCAATCGGATTTATAAGCACGTAAAGTGTTTGATGCTTTGGAGTTATGTAACAATGAGTTGATTCGTTCACGTTGGGTTGAAGTAAGATTAAATTGAATGAACATAGGTTGTTGACTAGATGTAAATAGTTGTGAATCTGATGCATCGGAAAACTGTTGAGTTGATGTCATTATAGGAACACTCCATTAATATCATATTTAATTTTTAATACTATTGGTAAAGCCCAATATTAATGGGCTTTGTTAATCGGATAAGGTTGATCTCTTAAAATTAACCATGTCTTTCCTCTCTTACGAGCAACAACTTTTCCCGAACTACAAAAACGTTTAATATGATCTTGATGAACACCCCAAATTTCCGAAGCTTCTTCAGTTGTCATAAGTTGATCCATGATGTTATCAATAATGATGTTTAGTTTATCCTTATCCATTATGCAAAACCCCTAACGTTTTAATATGAATCCTGTTATGAAGCTATACAATCCTGCAATTAAAACAACCGTAGATTGCCACCATGGAGCAGAAGTGATAAACATAAAGGGAACAAGACATAGTAAAATAATACCGAAGATAATACGGTCATTGATTCTTATGGTAAACACCTCCTGACTGTTATATAGACTATAATGTTCGACACCTTCATTCGTTGCATATTGTCAATACGAAAAAGAATGTGTATAATGAAAGGCGTAAGGGAAAGCGAGATGGTGTTGTATCCATCCCGTTCAATTTCATCAAGTATGTATTACCTTGCCTTAGCGTCTATTCTTCCCGCCAGAAGATAGGCGCTTTTTCCTTTTGTGCTTTACCTTGGACTTTAGCTTGTGCTTATTCTTTTGCTTACGAAACCATTTGATTAAAGTAATCAAATCGATAACTAGCAAACGAATAAGTCCAAGAGTAGCAACTAGGAAACTTAGAACCGCTATGTGTTCTAGTAAGGTCATGGTAATCACCACCTTTCCCCTACATTTTCTATTATAAACTATCCGTTATCGGATTGCAAGTTTTTTATATTATTTATTTTTAAAGACAATACCATTATTTCATTTTAGTTGAACGTGAATATAATACATTAGTACAGATGTAATACATTAATAACTGTTCTATTTTTGATATTGATAATTTTATATTAATCTAATTTATTGATTGATTAAGAGTTGAGACATTGAGCTTCTGTTACAATACGATTGTCCACTCTGAATGGACAATGTATTTTTATAGTGGACATCATAAATTATGTTTCAACTTACACACTCGTATAAATTGTCAAAAGCATTTCAGCCTATCATCATTATATTATAGTTACTTATTTATATAGAGTGTGATATTTTATGATTATCGGAACTAACCAATGAATATATGGTTTAAATCCCTAGGTATCCGGGTACATTTACAATTCCAGCCCCATTTTATAGTGGAGTTTGCCCCATAGCACATTATTCCACAGGTCAAACTTGACCAACAACGATAATCGTCGAATAATCGCATCCCCCCTTATTTTTCTTACTTTTCTCCCTCTCCCTTTTCCCCACTTTTCTTCATTTCAACACATATCCCCCTATTGTCCTCCTATATTTTCTACTCTCAATCGATTTCACCCCATAATTTTCCCCCTTATCGTTCGCAATTGATCAGCATTTAATCATATTTTTCCTATATTTTTCTCCACTAATGTATCTGTTTAAACTGCTTTTACGATTTTGCATTTCACCTACTCCGATTATCAACTTCTTCATTAACATCCACCTTCTATCTCCTACCAGACAAGGGATATTATGAACTGCACGATTTACTCAAAAATAAATTATGGAAAGTATTGACTTTTAAAATCAAAAAATGATAGTATCACCTTGCAACGATAACAAGTATACCGAATCTAATCTTAGAGGGGATGATACGATGATAAATATAAAGGAGCAAAAATATGAGAAAAAAGGACAAACAAGAACTTGAAGAATTACTTTGGGAAATGGGCTATGATAAGAAAAAATATCATAAGAAACGACATAGGAACAAGGAAATGAAGAAATTTATTGACCAGATCGATCAAGAAGTCATGAGGGAAGCAAAACGATATGTCGATTTTTTAAATGATACAGATGATGACTTCTATATAAATATAAAAAATATACAAGGGAGGTAAGTTGATATAAGTTTAAATAAGCAAGTATTTATCTATTCAGTTGACACAAGTTCGTTTTATAATGAAAATGAGTTGAAAATACATAATAAACTAAATAAAAACTATAGATTTCGCAAAGAACTTAATAAAAGAAAAAACAAGATAAAGAATGCAACTGATCCCACTTTCATAAAACTTTGCAAACATATCACCAGCACTAATAAACGCATTCAAAAATTAAAAGATAAACTCTATGCTCTCTTTTCGCAAAATAAATGTATAAGAAATTTGAGGCTAGAGGCACTATGTAATAAAAATATCATCTCTGTCTTTGATTCAGCACTAACCAGAACATTAAACATACAGGAAAATACAATAACAACAGATATTCTAGTTGTTCAAACTTTTTTCTTCGATGTTCTTGAGGATATTATTTTGAATGGATTCATGTATAAGGATGAGAAGTATATCTGCTTCACAGCAAGTGCTGGTCAAATAAGAACAAAAAAAACTGTTTTTATTCGTGAGAAGGTATGGAACGAATACAAAGACACTTTGACTTGTGGCCTTTCAGTTGATCACATCAATCAACAGGGTGGAGTAAACATCAATAAATACCTTGCTTACTTGGCTCTTTGTAATAGTGCAACTGATGAATGGCATGAATTAGATATAGATAAGGTTATTGTCGTAGAAGATATGGAAACTCCAGTTAGGAGCATTGTTGATTTTATTGATGAAAAGACTTATCAGATTGAACGAAAAGAAATGGATATTCTGATTAACCATACTGATGGTTGTGGCATGATCTTACCACGTAAAAGTAAGAAAAGTTTCATGTTACGAATGCCGTGGATTAAGGGTTTATTGGTTCCCTTCCCTTTTGATAGTTTTATTAAGAGTGCCAATAAGCAAAATCGCGATGTTATGTATGGTGTAGTTACCGATATTTATGGAAGACAGCATAATATTCTAGATGACGATATTGAAGTCATTCTAACAAAAAGTCAATTTAAGATGTGGCAGTATTACTCGTCATGGGATGAGTATAGGGAGAAATTTAAAAAGTATAATTGTAGCGCAGGTATCTGTAATCAAGAGGAAGATGTAATTGGGAATGCGAAACTCAATTATCAGATGCTTCAGACATTAACAGACATCAGTGATAAAGAGCTGGAAATACTCTGCTCTACTAGTAAGAATCATATTATTAACATCGGCAAAGATCGTAATACAATGTTAAAAGTGCTTGGTGTAACTGAATCAAATACAAGTAAAAATTATCTTCAGCTAGCACTTGAGATTTATCCTGAGCTATTGCATGATACATATTCCAAGGAAATTTTGAAGCAAGTTAAAAAAAGTTTGGTCAGAGATGCACGATCTGGAAAGATTGATATTGAAGGAAAATACACGTTTATTTGCCCAGATTTGTATGCCTTCTGTGAATATTTAATTATGGGTATAGAATCCCCTCAAGGACTTTTAAAAAATGGCGAGGTCTTCTGTAGCCTATATAGATCGGTTCCAAAACTTGATTGTCTTCGTAGTCCTCACCTATATAGAGAACATGCAGTCAGAGAAAATAAATACGACAGAGAGAAATCAAAATGGTTCATTACAAAAGGACTATATACCAGTTGCTTAGACCCAATTAGTAAACTACTGATGTTTGATAATGACGGTGATAAGGCCCTTGTATGTGCCGATCCAACATTAATTCAAATTGCAGAAAGAAATATGATGGATATTGTACCATTACAGTACGAGATGGCTAAGGCAGATGCTGAAACCATTACTTCTTTAGCCATTTATCGTGGTCTTAAGGCAGCATACACTGGTGGAAACATAGGAATGATAAGTAATGATATCACTAAGATTTGGAATGGCGAGCATGTCAATCTGGACGTAATCAAATGGCTCTCAATGGAAAATAACTTTGTCATTGATTATGCCAAAACTTTGTTTAAACCTACTAGACCAGCGGATATAGATAAAATTATAAAAAGATATACAAAAGCAAAAACCCCCTATTTCTTTCTCTATGCAAAAAATAAGGATAAATCCAATGTTGAAAAAATTAATAATAGTGTAATCAATAAACTTGAGAAGAAAATACCTAACTCAAGAATTAATTTTACCGCTTCAAACATTGGAGTATTTGATTATAAAATGCTAATGAGCAGAAGATCTGTTCATTTGGATCAAAATATTATAAATAGATACACAGAATTAGATCTTAAAAAGCGATTCATTGAAATTAACTCACTAAATGATGATTCTACAAGTGATAATATCTACATCTATCAAAATATAAGTAATAAATTACTCGATATAAATCAGGACAAAAAATATGTGGTCGATGTTCTTATTGAATTCCTGTATAAACACAAGAAAAGTAATCATAAGACAACGTTATGGTCATGTTTCGGTGATATAATAATTGATAATTTGTCACAAAATTTAAAAATGAAATTTGACGATGGATATATTCAATGTGAAGAATGTGGCAGAAGAATCGTACTTTCAAGCAATAATCAAAAGTATTGCACTAAATGTTTTAACAAAAACAGAAGAGAGTATAAGAAGATAAAACAACGAGAATACAGGAATAAGTGTGTGGACATTTAGATAACAGTGAAAATTCCTTATAAATACTAGGAAAATTATGTATTCTAATTATTTTTTATAAATAATTTATGCATATTAATCGATGTTCTAACTAGGAAATCATTGATAATTTTCCGTCCCAACCCTTAATGCTATTTAAGGGAAGAGAATGATCTGATGTACAAAGTGAAGAGATTGTTTCACCCCTATATTAACTAAAATTATCTCAAAGGGAGAAAATAAAAAAATGGACAAAAAAAAATTTATTAGTGTATATGCTGAAAAATTGGATGTATCTAAAAAGGAAGCTGAAAGAAGTTATGAAGCTTTTGTAGATACATGTGTTGAAGGAATTGAACAAGATGGAGAACTTGATCTCACGAAATTTATGAAGGTCACAAGAAAACTGACAAATGCTCGGAAAGGACGCAATCCACAATCCGGTGAGGAAATTGATATTCCAGCTGGTGAGAAACTTGCATTCAAGGGACTGAAACGACTCAATGATATTGTAGGAAAATAATTCGGGTTACCACATGATTAAGGGGTGTAGTCACTTGACTATGCCTCTTCCTCATTTTAAATATTATAAATTCGATAGGGAGAGAATCGGAATGGCTAAAAATATGGATACAAGCAACATCAATAGGTCAGGAATATATGACCACAAAGAAAGAACAATTACATATATTGATCCAAAAGGCAAAGAGCCTGAAAGAGTTTATTCAGTTGAAGATATCTTTCTAAAGTTTGATGGTCTTGATATCTCTGTAACATGGGCTGTAACTACTGAGGGTAAGCCAAGTGCTGAAAATGAGGAGTAATTGAATGAATCATTCCCAGACAAAACGTACGGAAAATGAAACTTTGGACGACTATTTATTTAGACTTGGCTCAAATAAAGAATTATTTGACCTGAACTGGAACGATATTAAGGATTTAATGAATTCTGAATCAAATGAGGATTTTGGGGAATCGAAGTGGCGTAAGGATTATGCTACCTTTAAACGCGGTTATGATCATGCCAAAAAGAATATTATAACTAAAAATGAACTTATAAATGAAATTGAAGATAAAACTTTGGAATTTCAGAAAGAGCGTTATAAGTTTCAAGATCAGAAACGTGAGTACACAAATATTGTTCGTCAGCAGGCACGGTTTGAACATTTAAAAGATGAAATTGGTAAAGCAATTCTAGAAGTTGCCAAAAATAAGCCTCTTAATTTTGATATCGATTCTAGAACTGTATCAACCAATAAACGTGCAATTGCATTATGGTCAGACTGGCACTATGGTGCTGACTTTTCTAATAGTTTAAACACTTATAACCCAAATATATTTAGGCAACGAGTACAGAAGTTGATTAATAAAACAATTGAATACTGCAAGAAGAATAATGTAGATGAGATTTATGTGGCTCAATTAGGTGATTCAATCATGGGTAGTATTCATGTTTCAACACGAGTTCAATCCAGTGAAGATGTAATAAAGCAAATTCAAATTGTCTCTGAAACTATAGCTGAATGTGTTGCTGTACTCGCCAATAATTTTAAGCGAGTCAAGCTGATAAATATCATTGGTAATCATTCAAGGTTGATTAGCAATAAGACAGAATCTATTTTCACAGAGAATCTTGAACACCTTATCCCATGGTATATTGAATCGAGATTAAAACACTTTAAAAACGTGGAAATTGAAAAAGATACTGACGGATACTACATTGACGAGTCATTCCCAGAACCAATTGTATTTGTCCATGGCGATCTAGATGATGTGAATAATACAGCAAAAGTTTTACCCCAGTTGATTGGAAAAGTACCAAAGCTTATCTGTGCTGGTCACATACATCATAATACAGTGAAAGAACATGGTAGAACTACTGTAGTTACGAATGGTAGTCTTATGGGAGTAGATACATATGCAATTTCAAAGAGATTCTATGCAACTCCAATGCAAAAACTAATGATTATGGATGACTCAGATATTGAGTGTACTTATGATGTTAAATTATGATGTTATCTGTCACCCACCGTGCTATAAAAGAAATAATAAAACTCCAATTTCATAAGGAAATGCAAAGATAGGATATCTCAATTTTGGGGTATCTTTTTGTTTGTATTTATTACAAGCAGCATGAGTGTCGTGTGAAATGGGCATCCATTCTCCCTAAGATGCCCAGATACTCGTGTGTTTTGAAATCAATTGATTACTTAAGCAAGAAGTTTGTGAAAGATCGTATAACGTGAGATTAAGAGAAGGTGAAAATATGACATTTGGGAGAACTAATGGAAATAAATCTAAAATGAATGATCAAACCCACCAAGTTTGTATTAAGTGTAAAAAAAAGAAAAGTTTAAAATCAGATTACTACTCAACGATTAGTGATCTCTATCCTAACGGCAACTACCCTGTTTGTAAGTTGTGCATTACAGAAAAAATTCCTTTGGAAATTGACCCATTAGACAATGAATTTTTATCAATTATTAAATCAGTTCTATTAGAGCTAAACAAACCCTTCATTTTTAATACATGGCTCGCATCTATTGAGGAAGCAAAGCGCAGAAACTGGAAGACGTTTAATGCTTACATGAAGAACATAAGCCTTCCTCAGAATAAAGATTTAACTTGGAACGATAGTGACTATAGAGATAACAATAAGGAAAATGAATTAAAAAGAAATACATTCGAAGGCAATTGCGAACATGACGAAAGTATAAGGGTAAATGACAACAAAAATAAAGAAGACGTTTTAAGAATGCTTGGTTATGATCCTTTTGAATATGAAAACGAATCAGATAAAAGACATCTATATAACAAATTAGTTGATTTTTTAGATGAAGGTACGCTTGAAGATAGTTTTAAATTACCAGCAGTAATTGAAATTGTCAAAAGCTTCAATCAGCTAGATAAGATTAATTCTGCCTTGGCTCATGCCACTTCTGATTCTAAGCAATTATCCACAAATGCAGGAAATATTAAGTCATTGGTAGATACTAAAGAAAAAATGCTTAAAACAGTTTTGGCTCTTGCTAAAGATAATGGGATATCTGTTAACCATAATAATAACAAGAGCAAGGGTGCTGGAACCTTATCTGGAATTATTAAACAACTACACGAAAAAGGAATAGATTCAGCAGAGATTAATGTTTATGATATTGAAACTTGCGCCGGAATGAAGCAAGTAGCAGATATTAGTAACAAGAGTATTTTTGAGCAATTAACATTAAATGAAAATGATTATACAGAAATGATAAAAGAACAAAGAGAACTGCTAATTAAACTGCAACAGAGAGTTGAAGAACTAGAAGAGGAGAATAGAAAATTGCATATTACATTAAAAACTATGACTTAATGTTTCTGGAAGTGAGCATCTAATGGAAATAGTAATCAAAAAGAGTAAGCAGGAAATGTCCCAACGAAAGTTAGAGGGATACATAAAATTAGGAGAAATCATTCAATGGGGTCGCCGTGTTCCGGTAAAATTTTGTGAACGTTTCTATGGAATTGAGTTTCTTGACAATCAGAAATATGCATTCATGATGAGTTGGGTAACTCCTTTCGTCGTTTGGTGTCAGAGTCGCGGTAGCGGTAAAACGACAATGATTGCCCCATTTGCTATGGCTAAAACAAATTTAATTCCAAACTTTCAAGCCTATATTATGTCTGGGGTTGGCAGTCAAGCTCAGGAAGCGTTTCTTAAAATTGAAAAAATAGCAAAAAAAGAAATTGCCTCATTCACTGGTTTGACTGATGTATTTTACAATGAAACTGTTAAGAGTACTGCAAATACTGATGGTTTTACTCATAATCCTGCATCATTTCAATATAGACTATATAATGGCAGTGGATTAAACTCACTGAACGGAGCCTTCGACAACAATAGAAGTAAGCGCTCAAATTTGAACATTTATGATGAAAGTGGTTTCGCTCCTGAAGAATTATTTGTTACTTCGTTACCTTTTATTACTCAGGATAGCAATTTTAAATTGGGAGGAGATATAGATATTAACCTACTCCCTAAGCAGTTCCCCAATCAGGCGATATTTGCTTCATCGGCTTCAAGTACAGATACATACTTTTTTAAGGTGTATAAAGACTATGCAAAGAGAATGTTTATGGGTGATAAGCGGTATTTTGTTGCTGATATTAATGCTGAAATAGTTATCAACGCCACTTTTAATGGTAAAAAGTATCCAGTTGGTCTACTTAAGCAAGAAGTGATTGATGATGCGATGAAAAAAAATAAAGAAAAGGCCCTGCGTGAGTACTACAATAAATTCTCCACAGAAGGTGGAGAAAATCAGGCAGTCAAACGAGCTACCATTATTAAAAACAGTGAATTGAGAATACCTACCCTATACAATTCAAATGGGAGCAAATTTGCTCTAGCTTTCGATCCAGCGCGTAGTTATGACAATGCAATTACAATGGTGGGAGAGATTTATTGGGATAGGCAAGTTGGTTTCAAAATGAGAATATGTAATGGTGTTAGTTTTGTCGATTTATCCAAAAAAAATAAAACTCCTATGAGAACTCCAGAGCAAATATCTTATGTAAAACAAATGGTGCTTGATTACAATGGGAAACATGCTGCTGACTATGAAAATATAACTGCACTTCTTATCGATTCCGGTGCTGGTGGTGGTGGACATATCATTGCAGATGATTTCATGGAAGAATGGGTGGATTCTAAAGGAGTAATGCACAAAGGAATCATCGACATAGTTGAATCCTCAGATTATGTGAATCGGTTCCCCAATGCTATCAACAAACTAAAATTAATGAATCCTAAAAAATATAAGAATGAAATGTTCGATGCTCTTGTTGAAATGCTTGGCCTAGACTTGATTACATTTACAGAAGAGTATGATTTAAAAGGCTACTTATCACTTTTCGAGGATTCTGAGGTTGAGTACGAGGATGAGAAAAATAATAAAGTTAAAGAGGTTCAAACAAAACAAAAAATACACAAACTATCGTTTGACGAAGAATTAGCTCTAAAGAACATCGACCTTGCAAAAGAAGAGATAGTAAATATTTATCGATTCGATGGAACTAACGGTGGGTATAGATATGCATTATCACCTGATAAGGAAAATAAAATGCATGATGATAGAGCTTACTGTGTTGCAATGTTGGCTTGGCACTTACAGCAACTTAGAAGAGATAGTATTATTAATAAACCACAAGAGGAAATCGACGTTTTCTCTATTCCTACTCAAGTCTCATCTTTACATATCCAATTATAAGTACGTTTGAAAGTGAGGTGATAAATGATTGTCAGATGCACATATTAATCAGATAGATCAGGATACATTTCTCATAACTGCTTACCAGAATGAAAAAAAATCTCTTGAACAAGCTATATACGATTATACAAATAAATCTAATCTACGTTCTACTTATTTTAATGAAAACTCTGTTGGTGTAGCAAATTTTAAGATTGAAGACATTGATCGACTTGCACTAAACGCTCAATCAAGTTTGACAAATATCAAACAAATCAATAATATCGTTCGCTACTTTGTCAATAAGAACGATATTTTGGGAAAAGTATATGAAGCAATTGAGACAAACGTAAATTCAGAATATTTACTAACACACCCTTACTACAAAGATGAGGATAAGGAAATTTACGAAAAAGTTGACGAACTTATTAAAGACTTTAACGAAAAAATCAATCTTGAACGTCTAATTACAGATTCCATACCGATGACTTATCTTGAAGGAAACTATCCTATCTATCTTAGAAAAGATAAAGATGGACTTAATTATCAAGTTGATTACTATCCATTGGGAATTTGTGAAGTAGCTGATTATGATGTTAACGGGGAACCATATCTTCTGATAAATATTAGAGAATTAGAATCTAGATTAAGAAAAATCTATAACAAGAACAAGAAAAATAAAGCTTTGTTTTATGAAAATATGGATGAGGAAATTAGGGACACCTATCCAAAAGAAGTCTATGAAGCATATAAAAACAAAGAACAATTCGCAATCTTGAATATAGAAAACTCTGGAATCATTAGGATAAATAACTTAAAAAGAAAGTACGGCCTCTCCCCTATTTATAAAGCACTTAAATCAGCCATTCGTCTTGAAAACATCGAACTATCAGATGATAAGAATACACTTGTTCGTGGAAAAAAGATTATCTTTCAAAAACTAATTAAAGAACTGGTTACTCATTCAAAAGATATGCCTAATATTACTTGGAGTTCAGCTCAAGCAAAAGCACATGTGGATTTAATGTCTTCTTTATCAATGTCAGGGGTTTCAGTATTTACAGGTACACCTTGGACTGAGAGTATCACTTACATCGAACCAAAACTTGAACAGACCAACGTCCAAATAAAAAATAAATATCGTGAAGACATTATGACAAGTGTGGGGATTGCATATCTTATCTCAAACAAGGGTGGATACGGAAGTGCACAGTTAAGTATCGGAGAATTGATGAAAATGATTAATAAAATCAGTGAGCAGCTTGAACAAATTATTAGAAAGTGGTACAAAGGACTACTTGCTAGTAATGGAATTGATCCTGTCTACTGTCCGAAAATAAAAGTTATTGATTCGGAAAAGTTATCTATGGAACTTTCGATGCAATTAGCACGATCACTTAACACGGAGTTGAATGCTTCGCTAGAGACAGTTTATTCTATTTTAGGTCTAGATATTAAAACTGAGGCTAGGAAAAGAATGCAAGAAAAAGAATTAGGATATGATGTAATCTTTGCACCTAGAATGACCGCTTTCACAAACTCTGGAAGTGACAGTGATGATGCTGGAAGACCTGCAGACAGCAAAGACCTTGATAGAAAAGATGTAGACAAAAACTATAACAAGGATAACGGCAGATAAAGGTAATGGAAAAAAGAAGTATTGTATGTCCATGTTGTAATCAAAAACTGATTGTTTTCGTTGAGGATGGTGAAATACTAATCGAATATGAGAATTCACTCTCTGACACAGAAATTGATCAGGTTCTAAAAGAACTGAAAATTGAATTTGGCTGAGTATATTTTTAACGAAAGGTGGTGATCAATAAATGGAAAACTTCATCCTATCTAGCACTCCTATTGAAGTTAGTGATTTTCCCAATCATAAAGAAGCGACGTTCCTAATCTCTGTTTTAGGTGAATATAATTCAAACAACGTATTAATTCGCGAAGATGAAGGCGAAAAATATCACAGTACAATAGTAGGTTATCCTATCGTTGCCTATTTAAAGTATGATAAAAAGGGTAAACCTGAAGATTTCGGTGGGCATGAACTTAGAGCTAAATATAATTCTGAGACAAAAAAAGTGGATTATTACTTTGCTACCTTCCCTATTGGCTCAGTAACTGAATCTTGGATCGAAGAAAGAGATGTAGAAGGATACGAAGGTAAGAAAAAATGCATCCTCATTAAATCTAAACTATGGAAAAGTCGTTATCCAGAGTATTATAAAGTTTTCGATAAACTTTGGGACAATGGTGGAATCTCTAGTTCTTGGGAAATTAGTTCTTCAGATGTTAAGAAAACCGCAAAAGGTAAGATATTAAAGGCATTTGAATTCATTGGCAACTGTTTGCTAGGCTCTTCTGTTCATGGAGCGGTAAAAGGCGCTGGAGTCCTTGAAGTAGCAAGTAATGATGAATTTAATTATGAGCTTTCGAATGCATTTTTGAATGATATAAAGTTTGTTAATACATATGCTAATGAAGATGTCATTAATGAAGTACGAAAAGGAGGAAATAATTTGAATAAGGAAGACGATGTAAAAACGTCTGCTGTAACTCATGAAGATTTGTGGACTAAAGTCAGACGTGCAATTAATAATGCCAACAATGATAAATACTACAATGTTAGCATTATTTATCCATATAGTTTTGAAGCATATGGATATAGTTGGGATAGAGCATCACAAGAAGACTTTGTGAAATTCAGTTTCACAGTAAATAGTGATGATACTGTTTCGATTCTTTCTCAAGAGGAAGTTAAGATGAAATTTGCCCCTGTTACTGAAATCGAAGCCCAAGTGTCTGAATTACAAACAAAACTCGATGAATCCGAAAAACAGATTGCTGAAGCTGGAAAATTACTAACAGAGTCTCAAAAAGAAAAAGCGGAACTCGAAGCACAAGTATCTGAACTTCAACCCTATAAGCAAAAAGTAGAGGAGATGGAGGAAGCAGAGAAAGAAAAAGAGCTTTCGGAAAAGATAGATCAATTAAAAACTTTTGCCTTGGAAGATAATCTGATCAGCGAAGAAGAACTGACGTCTGACGAGAAATTAGTACAAATCTTTGCCGAACTTACTCTTGAAAATTATGAAACATCTCAGGAAAAACTCGAGGTTATTAAGGGACGTAAGGCAATCCAGAAGTTTAAGGTTAGTAAGGATAATAGCAATATGGAAGATGAAAGTTTAGAAGTAAGTGAAAACAAGAACATAAAAAAACCAAGAACTGACCTTAACAATAGTGAAAGTGACTCTATTATGGCAAGTGCTACCGACATTATGAAAAGTTGGCTAAAAAAGAATTAAAAATAAATTATTAATATCAGGAGGATGAAATATGCTTAGAAATATCATTACGGGTTCTAAAACTACAGAAATCTATAAAGTAAGTACTTCGTTGAACCGTGGTTCCGTTGTCACCAAAAATTTAACTACTGGTAAGGCAGATCCAGCTGATGGTGAAGGGGTTCAACTGTACTTTTTGGACAAAGACAATCAGCCTCAAGGTCATTTAAGTGACGTAGAAATCAGTCAATATGACTCCAATTTAGATGTGGTAAAAGCTGATGAACTTGGAGTGCTTGTGAAGGGTTCACTTGGTACTCAGTGGGGAACTGACCAAGTAGATTCCACTGGCCTAATCGCTGGTGATTACGTTGTTGCAGGCTCGACCACAAATAAAGGTAAATTGGTCAAAGGCACCACTGGCAAAACTTCAACCCTGAAATATATTGGTACATACGATGACAGCGGTCATACCCTATATCGTTTTGAAATCGTAGAACCATTTACTATTGCCTAATCTCAAATTAAAATAGGAGGAAAATATATGAGTAAATTATATAATGTTGAAGTATCTAGCATGATTCAAGAGAAAAATATCATCGAACTAGCTGAAAGAGTAAAAACAAACGCAATTGATTCCGGCGATAAAGAAATGATTGAAGTGCTCGACGTTTTTGCAAAAGAAGTTGGT